GCAGTCGCGATTGTTCCACGTAGGGTAGAGATTGCTGACATTATCCTACTTGACCGCCCGGTGCTAGATGATCCGCAAGCAAGCCTCGAACGCGAGCCATAAGGGTATTACCCATGCGATACGGTGAAGGTTGAAAATCAGGTGAAATGCCGCCAGCGTTTGACGCTTGACGTGCTTGCCAAATATCCACAGCAATCATGAGCGTAGCTTGATTGACTTCTGGAAGCGTGGCGTAATCAACCGCTTGAGCCGCAAATATGCGACCGTACGGAATAACTTGATGGTAAGGCTCAGTCACAGACTGGCTAAGATTGAAGGTCACAGAATGACCATTGACAGCCGTTAAAGTCTTTGAGCCGTTAAAATGTTGTCTTACGTTTTCAATGGTGACAGTTTGTCCCACGTAAAACTGATCGGCGGTTGTAGGCAGAAATACCTTGCCGTACGTTCCAAATCCTTCTAAAGCCACAACAGGCTGATTGTTAAACCATAGTTTTTCTTTGACGATATTTTCCGCAGCTTGGCAAACTTCTTCAACAACGGCAGACGTGTACAAAGCACCTATCCCAAGTGCGCTGCGTAATTCGGCTTCGGTCACGTATGTTGCCGGCATTGTCTTTCCTTTCCTATGTTAGCCCCGGCGCAAGGGCTGTGCGCCGGGGTAACTCAAACGATCTAGTTAGTTAGATCAGGACTTGTTGAACCAGTTGACACCGGCAGCAACCTTAGTTGCCAACGCGCCAAAGCCATAGTAGCCGAGATCGACTGTTCCATCGCTGTTGACGTTGGTGCGAAGCTGGAAGCGTGGTGATTCGTACCATGTGTAAGAATCAGGATTGACAACCGCCATGGAGTAATCAGCAGTTCCATCTCCACCTGTACCAGTAAAGTTACGTGATACGTAAAGGTCAAGACCTGCAACGGTTCCACGAAGGCTTTGTGGGTTAACTGATCCACCTGCGTTTTGTGGGTTTGCTGCGTTGTAGATTGGGCGACCTGAATCGTTGTAGCTCATGATGTTAGCCCATTGTTCAGGGGTAACGAGAAGGTTGCGAGCAAAGCCAAGTGATGCTGTGTATACAGCGGCAGCACCAGAAGCAAGGTACTCAAGCAAACCAGTTGCGCTGTTTGCCTTTGCGGTTGCGTTAAGTGTTCCTGCTGCTTGGATTGCTGTTGCTACGTAAGAATCTGTTTCCTTAGCGTATGCGAACTCCATTTGACGAACGAGTTCATCAAAGAATGTTGGCGATGAACGCTCGATAAGTTCTACGGTTGTGATTGAACGTCCCTTGAATGGCTTGACGTTTACGGTGATGTAAGAAGCTGTGAGCTGTGTGTCAGCAATAGCTTGATCTTCATCAATCTGGTCAACAGTTGGGACAGCGGTGATCTTTGGAATTTCAAAGGTCATACCTGCATCTGGCAAAGTACCGCGTGAGATTGCATCGATTACCCCACGATCAGCGTTTGAAAGAGGGTTTACAACCTCTGTGAGCTGACGGGTAGGAATCATGCCCGGTGCTGTTGTTGTTTCGTTGTCTGCTGCACGAACGTACATTGCAGCATCTTCGTCACCAAGGAACTTCGCGCGTAGAGTGTTTTCAAGGTACTTAGCCTTTGTGAACTCTAGGCGTGGCTTGGTGTAAATCGGTGCGCTAACAGTTGGGCGAGCAGCCTCTACCGCAGGGGTTTCGACCACAGGCTCAACGGTTGCGGTGTCTGGAGTATTCTCCACGACTGCCTCGCTTTCGTTTTGGGTTGTTGTTTCTTTTGCTTCATCTTCTTCCGATGCAGCAACGCTCAACACTTCCGCGCTCTTAAACGCGGCAGCTTGAACAAGACTCGTCTCCATCATTTTGCTTGCAAGCACGCGATAGACTTCGCCATCACGCTTGCCATCAACAACTTCTACACCAACAGACAATCCGCTGCGTAGTTGCTCAGATGCTTCAATAAGTGCATCATTTCCGCGTGTTGTGTTTGAAACTTTGAACGTGGCATAAATGCCATCTTCCTTTTCACTAAAACTTACAAGGCGACCGATAGGCTTCTTTGGATCGTGCTCAAGTAATAGTTTTGGCTTAGGGCTATCAGGAATCTCAATAGATCCTTTTTCAAATACCACTTTGCCGGCGGATGTATGTCCAATCTCGCCGCCGAATGGCACGATTTTGCCTGAGATAGTGCGCTCACTAATTGAGCACTCAATATCGCTAGAGAATGTTAGGTGCATCTGATTCGTTTCCGTTCGGTGATAGGTTTTCCATTTCCATTGCATCTTCAACGGAAATCAAACCTAGGGTTAGCATCTTTTCAATAACCATCAAACGCTCAAGAGCATTGACAGCTAGGAAAGCATCTTCAACATCAAACTTGACAATGTTGCCACGTGCTGTGATGTCATCCATGCTTAAACGATCTTCAATGGCGTGGATGTATGGTGCAAGAGATAGCGAAACAAATTGGCGGCGTTCATCTTGTACGTTTGCATAGGTCATGCTGTTGTTCATGTCTGCGCTGATGTAATACGCAGGAACATTCATTAAACGTGCAACTTGCGTTGACATGTTTTGGATTAAGTCAACATAACCCATGTCTTTAGGGCTAAAGGATGTCGGCACGTAATCTAACGTGCTTGTTAAGTAAGCTGTTGAACGCTGTGTTCGCGCCGACTTCCATGCAGCGAGGATTGCATCAACTTCTTCCTTGCTAAGATCCGCGCCTGAGTTTTTAATGACACCTGAAGGCATAGGTGTACTTGTAGCCACAGCAGTAGCTTTGTCAAGATCAATTGCTGCGCGCAATGTGCGTGCGCCGCGAGCTAGAACGCCTTCATCTAATCCTTGGAATGTAATGAGCGAGCCAAGACCGCTATTAGGTACTTGCTTGCCGTCTACGTAATAACGTGTGATGTATTCGCTAACGGGATCTGTATCAAATGACACACGACCCGGTGCAATCCATTCAAAACGTGCAGGGCGACCATCATCGAAATAAACTTCAGTTACGCGCCAATATGCAACGCCATAAAACAACAATGAATCGACAGTCCATGCAAGAGTAACGCTGCGTGGCTGTGCTGCTGCTGGTTGGTCAATCCAAATCGGCTTGCCGAGTTTCTCACCGGTAGATTTCTTGTAAAGCTCTAGCGGAAATGTTGCGATAGTGCCAGCAATCAAGTTACGGCATCGAGCAACAGCAGGAACGCTAATAGCTTCTTCACGACCAACAGCGGTGACAGCAATTGGAAGAAAATAGTTAAATGAATCCGTCATCAATGGCGGATTTAGTTGCGCCTCAATTTTCGTAGGGCGGAAACGATCAAATAGACCCATCCTCTAAAGGATACCATACAAATCGGACATTTAGGGCATTTAGATAAATATCTGTGGCTTACTTTGTGGTTTGTTGAACTGGTGCACAATCATTGCCAAGCAGATAGCGGCAGTCACGTCACCGGCAGACTTACGGCGCACAATGCGCCATCCTGCATCTGTTTCCTTGGCAGCGCAGTTGTTTATCGAGTCCACTAGCGACTGTTGCCCGTTATGCACAAGCCGTGTGTTGACAATGGAGTCAAGCAGATCTGAACAAGCTTGGTAAAACACCTGCCCTGACATGTCTTGTATTTTGTAGCCGGTTTGTGCTAGGCGTTCAGCAACGCTCATAGTTGTATATTTATCGAAGCAAATTAGCCGCGGCTTGTACTGTTTAGCCCATTCTGCTATCTCAGCAGCCATCTTGAGTTCATCTATCGCCACGTGTGACTCAAATTGCGCCACAACCCCTACACCTATCTTGCCGTCATCAAGCATCTGCCCAGCTACTAGGCTTGCCTGCTTTTTGGTCACAGATATATCAATGCCGAAGATTGTTAACCTACCGGGCTCAAGTTTAAGATCCTGCACCGTCAAATCCTCAAAAGCTCGATACGGGAACGGCGATTTAAGCGCGCTTACCCATTGGCACAAGGTTTCCGTGCGCGAGCTCTCAACGCTGGATGTTGCAATAGCTTCTTCAATAGTGGCTTCGTCTATTAAGTAGCCAAGTGCCGGGTTAGCCTGATACCACGCGTTTTTATCTGTTATTTTGGCAAAGTCATCTGCCGAATACTCCCAATAGCCAAGCGTGCGTGGTGGGTAACTTAAAGCTCTTGTGCGTAGGTCATTAAGTACGCTGCTAAATGCGTCCCCTGCGTTACTGCACAGGAATATCTGACTATTAGGCTTGGCACGGGTAATCGGCTTTGCTGCCGTCCATGCTTCTTCGCTGATTTCACGTAACTCATCCACAAAGAGCAGATCCGCGGTCTTACCACGGGATCCATCTCGAGTCGCCGCGACTATCTCGTATCGAGCCCCCGATATGAGCTCTATCGATTCCTGACCATTAGCCACGCGGATCTGCTTGACTTGTGCTGCTAGTAACGCGTTCTCTTCAATCACGTCACAGACCTTGCGAAAGGTGTCCAAAGCCATGCCGCGATTAGAGGACATTGCCACGATACTACGCTCACCGAAAAGAAACAAGCCGGCAAGGATGCGAATACGAGCTAGGTGCGTTTTACCGTTTTGACGTGCAATCAATAGCAGATTTGTCTTGCGTATCCATTTGTTTTCTTTGTCTACCTTGAGCATGTCTGTTAACACGTGCTCTTGCCACGGCAGCAAGGTCATGGGTTCACCGTTGACTTTTAGCGGTTCCATCCATTTCTTGACCTCATCAATGCGAGATGCGCCTTTAAGCGGTGCGTTGCTGAGTCTTGGCTTTGTGCTGCCCTTGCGCGTAGCCACTTTCAATTAGCCCCCAACTGGTCTGGAGTATTGAACGGTGAGTCTTGATCAATCCGGACTGTTGTATGTCCATTTTGCACCGATTTGAACTGATTGTCCGATTTTGGGGAGATTTTGAACGG